TCCAAGATTAAACTATTTAGTTGTTAAATTTTATAACAATATGAAAAAGATGGCCGTTAATGGACCTTCATATATTACCCCAGACGATGGTTCATTTATTTTAGGGCGGGTAAGCTCAGAGATCCTCCAGAGAGACTCTAGAAACGGTTTAAAGGTCAATACAGGCTCTAGCTTCAAAATAACTACTACAGATAACATAAACACTATAGAGTTCTTCTACACCCCATACAGCCTTTCTGAGGCGGGATCAATAATATTCGCTGGCACCACATTATTATCCTGGAATTCAAATGGAGATTTAGCCAGAGCAAATATAGAAGAGATATATGTCAATAATTATACTAAAACAGGCGAAAACAATATTAAGGATATATTGACCGAAGGGGATCTAAATTATGTCGTTTTGACATTTATGGAGCCAATTACGGGAGAGATTATTATGAATGGTTCTTCTATCGGCGGCGGCACTTCAGGCCTATATCAGAATATTGCATTATATGAATATCAATTTAATGCATTAGACGCATTAAACAATTATAATTTATATAGATATGGGGACGTATATATTCTATTTGACCTATCTAATTCGTCTATGACCCTGACAGAATCTTCTGTTGAGGCGTATGATTTAGAGTGGGAACGTACAACTAACCAATAATTTTGTCATAATGCTTGACAAAAACCTAGACTTGAGACTTTAAAAGTGGTAAAATAGTAATCTATGGAAATTAAAAAGCTTGGATCAAAAATAAAGACTGGTGAAACCAGGCTTGGAGTATATGTTTGGGAAATGCCAGACGGACGCTGGATAGGCGACGACGATCAAAATTTCTTATCTATTCAATCTATGCGTGGGGATTTGTCAAGAATAGATCTATTGGCCAAGGCTGTAAGAAGTTATGGAATAGAAGAAGGAAAGCCTAAGTTCTTAGAGGGCAGTAGACAGATAGACGATGAAGAGTTTCAAAGACAAAAAACAAGACTAGCTCTAGGCTTAGTTCCAGATGAATTAGATATTGGCGTATATAAAGATGAAGTCAAAAAGTGGGGCAAAAAATGATTGAATACGAAGAAGACGTACCTAGTCAAGATGTAGAAATATCTAATGTAGCAGACTGGATGAAATTCAATGCTCCATCTATTAACAATAATCAAGATCCATTTTCCATAGAAGGTGAAGATGTTCTAAAATTATCTGGACTAAGTCCTGCCATGAGAAGAAAAGTTAGTAGAGATATACAGAAAAAATTTAATGGCACAGAGGGGACAGGGACACAGCAGCTTTTAATACAGCAGGCAGTAAGTGGGTACGCTTTATTTGACTTAGTAATGCCAGAGTATAATTTAGATTATCTATCAACAATTTATGAAATATCTCCATATAACTATGCTGCTATAAATGCTAAGGTTGCAAATATTGTCGGATTAGGTTTTGATTTTATGGAAACTAAAAAGACAAATGATTTGCTTGATGATATAGAAGATGAAAAGCAGCTAGAAAGAGCACGTAGAAAATTAAATAGAATTAAACAAGATTTACATGAGTGGTTAGAAGATTGTAATGAAGAAGAAACATTTAAAGAAACACTTATTAAATTCTATACGGACGTAGAATCAACAGGAAATGGCTACTTAGAAATAGGAAGAACAACCGCTGGAAAAATTGGATATATAGGACATATTCCTTCTAAAACCATGCGTGTCAGAAGACTAAGAGATGGGTTTGTACAGTTACTTTATGGAAAGGCTGTATTCTTCCGTAATTTTGGAGATCAGGAAACAGCTAACCCAATCGCTGGTGCCACTGATAGACCAAATGAAATTATTCATCTTAAAAAGTATACTCCAAAGAACAACTACTATGGAATTCCAGATATCATAGCAGCTCAGAACGCTATGGCTGGAAATGAATTTGCTGGGAAATACAACTTAGATTATTTCGAAAATAAAGCAGTACCAAGATATATAATTACTGTTAAAGGGGCAAAGCTTTCATCAGAATCTGAAAGAAAGTTATTAGAATTTTTCCAAGTTGGATTGAGGGGCAAAAATCATAGATCTTTGTATATCCCTCTTCCAGCAGATTCGCCAGACTCTAAAGTTGAATTTAAGATGGATCCAATTGAGGCTGGAACTCAGGAATCTTCATTTAATGTTTATCGTCAATCAAATAGAGATGAAATATTAATGGCTCACAGGGTCCCAATTAATAAAATTGGCACACCAGCTGGAATTAATTTAGCAGCAGCAAGAGACGCTGATAAGACATTCAAAGAGCAGGTATGTAGGCCAGCACAAGAGAATTTAGAAAAGAAATTAAATAAAATTATTAAAGAAATGACAGACGCTTTAGAAATTAGATTTAATGAATTAAGTCTAACCGATGCAGATACCCAGTCTAAAATTGATGAAAGATATTTACGATTCCAGGTAATTACCCCTAATGAAATCAGATTAAGAATGGGCCTTGTGCCACGTGAAGGCGGGGACAAGCCAGTTGATTTAGCAGCCCAAGCAGCTGAAATTAAGGCACAGGCTATGCAAAGCCGTGAAAGGGATCAGGATAGGTCTGCAAATTCTCCAGATAATTCTGGAGAGGGCAGAAATGCAAAAGGCGACGGCAGACAGGTTGAGTAGTCCTACTCAACTGATTATTTGCCTTTAGATATATAGAAGTCTATAATATACACATATGACCATTGAAAAATCACATTGGTCTTCTGAAGGAAATGTTATTAATTTATCAGTTCCTTTTACGAAGGTCAACAGAGAAAAAAGAACAGTCTCAGGTTTTGCTACACTAGACAACCTAGATCAGACTGGTGATGTCGTCACAATGGAAGCAAGCATGAAAGCTTTTGAAAACTTCCGTGGCAATCTAAGAGAAATGCATCAGCCAACCGCAGTTGGCAAAGTTGTTTCTTTTAGACCAGAAACATATTACGATGCAAAGTCAAAAGAATTTTACAATGGTGTTTACGTAGATGCATATATTTCAAAAGGCGCCCAGGATACTTGGGAAAAAGTATTAGATGGAACACTACAAGGATTTTCAATCGGCGGAAAGATTATAGATTCAGAAACAGAAATGAATAAAGCAACAGGAGAATCTGTTCGCTTCATTAAGGATTACTCACTTGTTGAATTATCAATAGTAGATTCTCCAGCAAATGAACTCTGCAACATTTTGTCAATTGAAAAAGTCAATGGTCAAATGATTTTCAAGGGCATTGCAGCAGATGTAAAAATGGAAAATATTTTTTATTGTGCAGATAGCGATTCTGTATTTATGTCAACAGAAGCTGAGTATATTTCACCAGTTACTGGTAAGAAAACAGAACTTATTGGTTGGGTGGAATCAAATGATACAAACAAAGCAAAAGAAATAGATAAGATTCTTGGTTTATACAAATCAAGATTAAACACGTTGCCTGATGTAAAAATTGCAAAACAGGCAAACGCAGAAGGAGGTAATGAAGTGGAAAATTTAGAAACCACAACAACTACCGAAGAGACTGTTGAAAAATTACGTGTTCCAGGACAAGAAGTTGCAGCTGAAGCTGTAGCAGAAGTTGCTGAAGCAGTAGTTGAAGTAGAAAAGTCTGAAGAAGTAGTCTCTACAGAAGAAAACACTTCTGCCGAAGTTCTGGAAACAGCAGCCGAAGCAACAGAGGTTGTAGAACCTGATTTTGCAAAAATGCTAGGCGACCTTAAAGGCTTCTTCTCGGAGACTTTGGAAAAGGCCTCTGAGGCAAACGCAGCTCAAGTTTCAGCAATTAAAGAAACTGTTGAAACCTTTAGCAAAGGCGTAGATGCTAGAATTTCAGAATTAGCAGAAAAGCATACAGCACTCTCTACCGCAGTAGAATCAATTAAGAATACTATTGAAGGTGTAGAAAAGAGAGTGGACGCAGTCGAATCTGAGACTGCAATTAAGAAGTCCTCTGACCTTGGCGGGTCACAGGAAGTAACAATAAAAAAATCAAAATGGAACGGCACTTTCCTCGGTTCCGTTAGTGAATTGATAAAATAAGGTAGGTGAAAATAACTAATGAGTAATGAACTATTAGCTAAAGCAGCAGCTGCCGATACTACCCTAACAGGTAGCATGGTTGGAGCGGCAGATCCCACCGACGGTATCCACGTTGGATCCGAAGGTAAAGGTGGTCTACTAAATCCAGAGCAGTCTGCACGATTCCTCGATTACATGTTCGATGCAACAGTAGTCGGTAAATTAGCACGTACAGTTCGCATGCGAGCTGATACGACTGAGATTGATCGTATTGGCGTAGGTGAGAAGCTTATGAAGCTTGCTTCTGAAGCTGAGAATACTGGCACAAATGCTGCCGTACAATTCTCAAAGATCTCTCTTACAACTAAGAAGCTACGTCTCGATTGGGAACTTTCAACAGAGTCTCTCGAAGACAATATCGAAGGTGCCGATCTAGAAGACCACATTGCACGTCTGATGGCAACACAGGCTGGTAATGATCTTGAAGATGTAGTTCTTAATGGTGATACATCTCTAACAGGTGACAATCTATACAAGGCTTTTGATGGTATTGTAAAGATTGCAAAGGCAAACGGTCACGTTGTTGACGCCGATGGCGCAAACATCTCCCGTGAAGTCTTCAATAATGCCCTCAAGGCACTTCCAAGAAAGTACAAGCAGCGTCGTCCAGACCTCCGCTTCCTTTCTGGTTCAAATCTAATCCAAGATTATCTATATTCTACTTCTCAGAATATATCAAACGTTAACCCACAAGATATTGCAGCAAGCATTATCCGTGGCGAAACAGCAGGTCTTGGTGGTCCAGCAGGCTTTACAGCTCCATTCGCATTCGGTATTCCGATTGTTGAAGTTCCTTTGCTTAAGGAAACTCAGGGCGCTGATAGCGATCAGGGTGATATCCACTTGACATTCCCAAATAACGTTGTTATTGGTATCAAGCGTGATGTTACTGTTTATCGCTTCTTCTGGCCAAAGAAGGATTCGATTGAGTATACAATGTATACCCGTGTCGGAGCCCAAATTGAACAAGCAGATGCTTGGGTCGTTGTTAAGAACGTTAAGGTTGCTTCCTAATTAAATAGGAATTAAAACTGCAAAAAAGCCCCCAAATTAATTTTTGGGGGCTTTTACTTTTAATGTACTAATGCTATAATTAATAGACCTAATATTAAGGAGATAATATGTCATTTGACACATTGAAGGTAAAAGAATTAAAGCAAATTGCTGAGAATTTTGCCGTGGATACCGAAGGACTAAAGAACAAAGCAGACGTAATTGCCGCATTGGCAGAAGAAGGCGTAACTTGGTCCGTATATCAAAGTACATTAAAAAATATCGATGATGCAAAAGAAGAAATAGAAGTTCTTCCAAAATTCGATCCAAATCAAGAAGTTGATAAGGATGCAGTGCTTGTAAGAATGACTAGAAACAATTACAGATATGATGTCTTAGGTTATACATTCACCAAGGATCATCCATTTGTTGCAATGCCAAGTGAGAAAGCACAGCAAATTTTTGACAAGGAGGAAGGGTTTAGATTGGCTTCGCCAAGAGAGGTACAAGAGTACTATAACTAAGCCTAATAAATGGCAGAGATATATTTAAATAGTAGCGATACTAATAATACTCCCCTTATATCTACAAGATTGTATGATGGAGGGCTACCATTTAATTCTGATGAAGAAGTAACTGTTCAATTTACTAGACATTGGGAACCAGAAATGGGAAACACAACTTTGCCAACAATTACAGTAAATGCAGAAAAAACAGAGGTAGATGACGGAGCTTATCAGGTTAGAATTCCTTCAGGTTTATTTACTGCATCTTATCCGTATTCAGCAACAGCCACATGGCTATATGACGGTAAACAAAAAACAACTAAAGTAAATGTTATTAAGCCTTATGTGGATCTTTATGAGGCGGCTGATGATTTAGGACTAGGAATAGATCCTAATGATCCTACACATAAAACATATAATGATTTGAGGCTAGCAGAAAAATATGCTCGCATGCAAATAGAATCATATACAGGACAAAAGTTTTATTTGTATAAAGATACATTTAGCGTAATGGGAAGCGATTCCGACATACTTCCATTATCAGATAAAATAAAAGATATATTTACTTTAAAAGCTAAAGACGAAACTTTAATAGATAATTTAAACGATATAAATAATGTTGGGTACTTAATAGAACCAACAGTTAGTGGATACGGCATTAAAATAAATCAAGAAGTTTTGTTAGATAACGTTACATATATTGCAAACGGAATGGTTCCACCTTCTATCCATGACATTATGCCAAACATATTTAGAAAAGATGTTAGATATGATGTATGGGGCAGATTCGGTTGGACGGAAATACCAGAGGATGTTACCGAAGCAGCAAAAGAATTAATGAAAATGTATTTTGCAAAAGACAGACATTGGCGAGATAGATATGTTAAAACTATATCTACAACAGACTGGGATTTTGAATATGATTCAAATGCCTTCTCTGGAACTGGCTCAGCATATGCAGATAAATTATTATCAGATTATGTCATAACAGAGATGGTGCTTATTTAATGTTTGATTTAGTGGACGGATTAATGTCCATGACATTGGATGTTTATAGACAAGAAGAAGAACAAGATCCAGATACTGGCGTAATGAAGAGACAGTTTATGTATTATAAAACTATGCCATGCTATGCAAGAGGCATTGTAGCTCAAAATGTTACAAGAAACTTAGATAAGCAAGTATTTTCTAATAAGTATGAAAACCAACAATACCTAGAAGTTAGAACAGTTGAAAGATTAACTCAAAGAGAAAAGATATCTAATATAAAAGACTCTGATGGTAAGCCCATATGGTTTGAATTAAATTATCCAAATGATACTGCTACTGTATTTGAAGTAGTAGGTTCAACTCCAATAACTGATCCTTTTGGTTCTGTGGTTGGATACAATACATCACTAAAGAGATCGGAGAATCAGCAAATTGGCGTCTGAGGTAATGGCATTACAAGCTGCCAGCGGACTAGTTAAACTAATGGCTGGCCAGCCAATAAGTGGTGCAATAAAAGATTCTACAGTAGCTCAAATATCAGCAGCTATATTTTATAAAACAAATGTAATGGCAAAGCTAACCTCTAATCCAGCATTTCAAAGGTCTTTTAATAATACTATATTTAATCAAATAGAAAATGATTTTGGCGCATATATAGATTCAAAAGCAACAATGTCTCCAAAGTCTTTGCACCATGTATACGAATGGGGACAGACTGGAATTAAGGAAGCCAGATTGTTTAAGTTAAATAGAATTGCTGACATGGGATTAGGATTTACTGTTAATTATGAATTAATAAATTCTAAATCTTTTGTTCCAGCTAAAGGTTCTAGAAATAGACATGTGTTTGTAAAAAAAGCAGAAGTTATGGAACAGGGTAAAACTGTTATTATTACTCCAAGATCTTCAGAAAGATTAGTGTTTGAATTGGATGGAGATACTATATTTATGCCAAAAGGACAATCTGTAACCGTAACAAAGCCTGGAGGAGTTGCAACAAAAAACTCATTCTTATTTGCATACAGACATTTTTTTACAGGAAATCTTGTTAATATGTCAATTAAAAAATCTGGATTTCAAAGACTATTTAATTCCGCTATGACAAGAGCCTTAGACACTCCAATTAATATAAAAAGAGTTCAGTATAAATTTTCTCCAAATTCTGTTGCTAGCCAAGCCGACGCAGCATTGTTGGCAGCATTTTCGGGGGTAGCAAATGCCTAATTATAAACTAGACGCTATGTTTGAACTGAGAAAGTACCTTTGGAATAAATTAAAGGCTGCTAATATATTTGATCCAAATAGTTACTATTCTGATAATTTAAAAGAAACTATGATCCCATTGATTCCAGTTCAGCAACAGCCAGAAATGAATCAATTTTTGAGCGGGAAGAAACACATAGTCTACGACAAGATAGGTATATCCTATGAGAACAATTGGTTAATATGCTGTGAACAAATACTATTTACTATATATGCCACGGAGTTGGCCGATATAGTAGAAATACGTAACTTTATGATGGATGAATTTAGAAGGATGGACGATTCAGCAGGAGATGTAAATTATTGGTCTGGATTATCAGACAAATTTAAATTCCATAGCATATTTATAGCAGATATATCCCCTACAAAACCATCAGAAGAAATTCAAGGGTTTTTAGAGGCAGACGTAATACTTGAAGTTAAATACTCTAGAATTACAGACAACAACGGCAGATTTGCCTAGTTTGCTTTAGGCCGTATTATACTCTAAAATTAGTTCTAGAGGAAAGGGCCTAGCCAGCCAAATATATATATATTAATTTCATGAAATAGGAGGTTAACTTCATGGCACAATCAGCAGGTAATGCTAAAAATATTCTCGTTGGTGCTTCCCCATTGTTTATTTCAAACATTGATATTACAGAAGGATCAGCATACAAGGAAAATGCAGAACCAGGTTCAGCGGATGCAGCTGCATATGAGACAACAAAATCTTATACAGAAACACTTAATGGTGTAGATAGCGGTGCATTCTATTACAGAAACGTTGGTTTTACTAACAATGGTCTTCAGATCACTTATAACCCAACATATGATTCTGTAACGGTTGACCAGTTACTTGATACAGCTAAGCTGTTCAAGTCTGCGATGGAGGTTATGATCGCAACAGAAATGTCCGAAGGAACACTAGAAAACGTTCTAGTTGTATTTGGACAGGGATCAGATACTTTAACATCACCAATTACAGGAGCACAAAATGGAAACGATGTTCTCGCTCTTGCGGGTGGATCACTAGGTGAGGCTCCAACAGAGCGTCAGCTAATTGCAGTTGGACAAGCTCCAACAACAGCTTCTCCAAAGACAGAGCGTGTATATTATGCACGTCGTGTTCTTTCTGTACAGCAGTCACAGTTCTCTTTGGCTCGTACAACTCCAACTACATTCCCAGTAACATTCCGTCTTCTTCCAGATGCTTCAAAGGTCGGTCAAGAATACGGTTTAATTATTGACCGTGCTTGGGCATAATAATTAATTTTAATTATTAAAATAAAGGCCCCCAGAAATGGGGGCTTTTCACTTGTAGCATTAATATCCTTATGTTATAATAATTTAGACAATCCTAAAGGAGGATAAATTGGCTACAACAGTATACGATGTAGAAGAAATTCAATTACAGAATGGTGCAAAAGTAACACTTAAGCCTTTAACTATTAAAGAGCTTCGTAAGTTTATGACAGTCATTCAAAAGACAGCAAATGTACAAAATGAAGATGAGACATTAACAATCCTTATAGATGCATGCGCTGTAGCATTAGAAAAGCAATTGCCAGATTTGGTAGCTGATAGAGATGCTTTAGAAGATTCATTGGACGTACCAACAATTAACCGCATTCTTGAAGTATGTGGAGGAATTAAGATGGACGACCCAAACCTAATGGCGGCAGCGGTTCTAGCTGGTCAGAACTAGATCTAGCCGCATTATTGGGAGAACTATTTCTTTTAGGTAATTGGAAAAGTTACGAAGAAATAGAAAACAGCCTTTCGATGCCAGAGTTGCTTTTAACATTGAAAGCAAAACAAAAGGCTGATCAAGAAAATAGAATATTCTTGGCATCTTTACAGGGAGTAAACCTAAGAGATGGACAAGAAGACGAAGAAGCTAAAACCTTCGACGATGTACGAAGAAAGGCTCTTGGTATAACAGCATCAAAAGAGGATGTTGTTTCATTACAAGGATCTTTTGCAGCGGAAGCTGGATTTGGAATCGGAATGGGTCTAGGCTATTCTAAGGAGTAATTGTTAAATGGCTGATGAGCAAATAGTAACGAATATAGTTGCTAAAGCTGATTTATCCAGCCTTGTGTCTCAAGTACACAAGGTAACTACAAGTCTACAACAATTACAAAGAGAATTAATTGCTTCAAATAAATCTATAGCCGCTTCTACTAAAGTTGCTAACAATGCGTTTAGGGATACTTTAGTACAAAGCGGCTTATTCTCTAGTCACTTTATTAATCTTAATTCAGATGTAGATAAATTTGGTAAGAATCTAGATGGCGGAAGGTTAAAGCTAAGAGATTACTTTTCAACATTTCAAACACATTTAAAGACATCTAAGGGTTTAATTAGAGAGCTTGCTAAAGAGCAAGTAATGTTACAAAATGCTGTATTACAGCCTCTAGGCAGAAATGCTCAAGGTCTTATGCAATTTAACGTTGCAGTTCCAAGAGGTTTAGATTTAGTTAAGAATAAGTCACAGCTAGCTAGAATGGAATTGCAGATTATGAATCGTGCACTTCTAGAGGGATCTACTCAGTTAATCAACTGGGGTAAAAATACTCAGTGGGCTGGTCGTCAGTTAACAGTAGGATTAACAGTTCCATTAACAATGTTTGGTACTGCTGCTGCAAAAGCATTTAGAGAGGCAGATCAAGAACTAACAAGATTAGTAAAGGTCTACGGAGATTTAGCTGGAACATCTTCTCAAGAACTAGCAAAAATAAGAAAAGATGTTACCGAAACAGCAAAAGAACTTTCTGCATCTATGGGTGTATCTTTTAAAGATACATTGGCCCTAGCTGCTGATGTTGCCGCTACTGGAAAAACTGGGCAAGAATTAATTTCTTCGGTAAAAGAAACTACCAGACTTGCAGTTCTTGGTGAAGTTGATAGACAAGAAGCAATGAAGGCAACGCTTGCTATACAGACAGCATTTAAATCAAATACAGAAGAATTAACAGAATCTATTAACTTTTTAAACGCTGTTGAAAACCAGACATCAACAACTCTTAATGATTTAGTTGAAGCTATTCCTAAAGCTGGAACTGTTGTAAAACAATTAGGTGGTAGCGTAGAAGATTTAGCATTATATTTAACTGCCATGCGAGAAGGTGGAGTTAACGCTTCAGAAGCCGCTAACGCATTAAAGTCTGGTCTTGCTTCTATGATTAACCCAACAAAACAAACTATTGGAGTTATGTCTAATTTTGGAATAGACATCATGGGCATGGTTGCTCAAAATACTGGTAATACAACTGGAATGATTTTGTCTTTACAAAAAGCTTTAGATACTTTAGATCCATTAAGTAAAGCACGTGCCTTAGAGCAGATGTTTGGTAAATTCCAATTTGCAAGAATGGCTGCTTTATTTAATAACTTAGGAAAATCTGGAAGCCAGACATTAAAGGTTATGGAGCTTATGAATGCCAGTGCAGGTGAGTTGGCAAGTGTAGCTGGTCGAGAATTAGCACTTGTTACAGAATCAGCTTCAGGCAGATTTAAGAGAGCTGTAGAATCTTTAAAGGCAAGCTTAAGCGGAGTTGGAGAAGACTTTTTAAACTTCGGAACAAAAGTATTAAATATATTTGAAAAAATTGTAAACTTTTTTGAAAATTTACCAGGACCAGTTAAAAAGCTAATTACTTTATTTGGTGGAATAACAGCAATAGCTGGTCCTCTAATTATGATCACTGGTGTTCTTGCAAACTTTATGGGCTATATTACTAAGGGTATTGTTTTAATGAAGTCGTTCTTCCAAGGAACTGGCGGATGGAAGTTACTGACACCAGAAATGATTGCAGCCGAAAGAGCTGCAAGAATGGTAGAAAAATCATTTTATTCTGATGCAGCTGCAGCAAATGTTTTGCATACAGCATTACAAAAATTAATATTTGATTATGCAAGCTTAAAGACATCTATGACAGCTGGAGTGATTCCAGTTAATCCAACTATATCTACTGTTGGCGGAACAGTGTTATCTGGAACTAGAAGAGTAGTGGATCCAACAAGCCCATATGCTGGAGATCCAAATACTAGAGCAATGTCTCATATTAATCCAAGAGATCCAAATAATCCTGCATCATTAATGGGTGTTGTCCCTGGAGCAATCCCAGTAAATAGAAATATTGGAAAGACTCCTCAAATATACATGCAGGATAGACTTCCAAATATTGAAGGACTTACTTCAGTAAAAGGTATATCGACTGGAATAAATGCTGATGAAGCTGCAAGATTCCATGCCCTTATGGGAACACTTGGAATGCAAACACAAGCAGAGGTTGAAGCATTAAAGAAAACAATTGCAATGGGTGGAACTGTAAGCAAAGAATTACTTGATACATTTGATGATGTTTTGCCAATTACAGCCAGAATTGCTGATGGTGCTGCAACTCAATCTGCTGCAATCGTTGCAGAATTAAGAGCTGGAACAATAACAGTAGAGCAAGCAAAGGCAAGAATTATTGCATTAAATGCACAAATAGAAGCAATGCTACAGCAAGAGATTAGCTTGTATGCAGCCTCTAAAGGAAGAACAATTGATTTTACAAAAGCTCCATTAATGGATCAGCCAGTTGTTGATGCTAATGGTCAATTTACTTTAAGAGATTTATATAAGAAAGAAAACAACAGAGCAATACTTGAAGAAATTGGAAGACTACGTGGAGTAAGAACATTTGGCGCACCATATAGTACTCAAACAACTATGTTCCCAAGATTTAATGAGGGTGGACCAATCGAATCATTTGGTCCAAATAAAACAGTAGTATCTGGACCAGCTTCTATTAATTATGATGATAGATTGGCTGCTTTGCCAGAAGGTGGTTATGTTCTTAATCAGCAAGCTTCGATGGATCCAGCAAATGAGTGGATTCATAGAATCGCCCCGTATACACACGAAGGTTCTGGAAGCACAGTTATAGCTGAAGTAACTCCTAAAGAATTAGTTTTAGGTAAGGGTATTAGAAAAGACCCAGTTCTTTATGCTGCCGTAGAGGCCGCTAATAATGGATATAATTTCGGCGGTCAAATAATGAGGGGCGTTACAAATTATGGAAGACAGAAGGTAGATCCAAAAGAAGCAAAAAGATTATTGTCAATAACATCTGCAGTTATGAATGATCCTAATTATGATGCTAATATGAGAATATCTGCAATTGCATCAGATGCTGCAATATTACATGGAATGGGAATGCCAGCAAAAGATGCATTAGAATTAGCAACAGATTTTTATGATCAAGCAATGTCACATGCTACATCAGCAGATGGAAAAGTATTTAGTTTAGATAAATTTGTTGATCAAAGAAATCAGCAATTACATGATTTACAAAGTCAATACAAGAAATTTGGATTACAAGAAGGTCCTATATTCCAGGCTAAGCTAGACAAGAATACAGGAATGTATGTTTCTGGAGGTAAAGGTCGTTCTCAATCTCATAAGAGATTGCTTAAGGGTATAGGTCCGATATTAAGCCTTATTAGTAAGTCAGACGCATTCGATGCTAATAGTAAGAGATATCTAGCAAGACTTGGTTTAGATGCAATAGTTGATAGATCATTTGCTAGAGCGCACTACAAGAGAATGAAAAGCCTTCCATTTCAGGGAAGAGAATTTTTATTTCAAGCAGTACCAACCCCAAGGGAAGTAAATGACTTTTTTGCACTCACAGAACAAAAAAGATACGGACAAGACTTAATGGTTCCAAGAAAATCTGGCAGAGGCGGAGCAGATTCATACATGTCCAATATAATAAGAGAAACAGGAAAAGCTCCTTTCGGTAAGCGTTTTTCTGCAACAGATTTATTTTTAGGAACAAGAAGCGCAGGAACTCCTTTACAAAAATTATTGATGCAGGCAATGGTACGTGCATATGCTACTGCTCCTGCAAAAAATGCTGGAGGTCCTATTAGGGGATATAATAAAGGCGGCGGAGTTGTAAGAAAAGGACGCTACGCATACGGAGAAAGATTTAGAACTAGATATGACTCCATGACTGGAAAGCATATTATTACAGATGTTCCAGATGGATTCTCTCCAGCTTATTTAGGACAATCAGTTAGCCCAGCAGAATTAGATCAGTTAAGATTACAAGCTGGAACAAAGTATTCGCCAGCTAGCAGTACCCCAAGATCTGGAGCTGGATTAATGATGGGTTCTATGGCTCTTAGCATGGGTGCCTATCAAGCAGGCGTATCATTAAGTGGCGGAAATCAAATGGTAGGATTTGGGGCATCAATAGCAGGAGAGATAGCTGGCTATCATCTTTTAAATAAGATGTTAAATAAAACTGGACAAAATGCTGCTGAAGCCGCAGCAAAAGGATCTTTAGTACAAAGATCGCTTAATGTTGTTAAGTTGATACCTGGATGGGGAAAAGTAGCTGCAATAGTAATAGGACTTGGACTCGGAATTAAAAAAGTTAATGATGCTATAAATAACCATAGGAAAACTGTAAGCTTAGCTTTTGGCCCATCTGCTGACGTAATAGAAAAATTAAATCTTAAATTTACTACTTTAAATGATCAGTTAGAAGCAGCACAAGCAAGAATGGAAGCATTTAAAGAATCTGGTGGAGCATTATATGCTGCATATACGAGTGCTGGAATACCAGGTGTAACATTATCAATTAAACAATTAAAAGAATTAAAAGAAAGGGTTACACAAGATTTCCCAGAATTAATACAAATGTTTGATCAAGCCGCTGGTTCAGAAGTTACAGCCAAGGCAGAGTCTTTAAAGGCTCAATTTGTTGCGGGAGGAATGAGTGTACAAGAAGCTACTAACTTAGTTTATGCATTAATATCTGCTTCAAATAAAGCAACTTTTGCGCTAAGAGCAATTGCATCAGAAGGGTTCAGAGCAATTAAAGATGAAGCATCAGCAGCATCTTCTTCTATAAAGTCATTCTTTACTTTATTAAATTCTGGAAATACTGATCAATTAGTAGCAGCATTTGATACTGTTTTAAATGCATTACAAGCAGCAGAACAAAAACTAATAGGATTAACTGTAGATCAATACGGTGTTGTGGATGCCGCAGAAGCTTACGAAATAACTTTAAAAAGAATTAATGAAACTCAAGGTGCAAACAAACAGTTGTCAGGAGAACAACTAGAAGCACTAAAAGCACAAAATCCATTGTTATATACACTTTTGGGTACATCTGAAACATTAGCCAGCGTATTTGCTAAGATAAGAATGTATTCAATGGGCATAACATTAGACTTTACTAAATTAGATCCAAAGGTGGCCGAAAAGCTATCAGTAGCTATTATGCAAATGGATACATTTTATAGAACCTCTACTGATAAAACTAATCCTTTTGCATCTTT